GTCACGTTAGTGATATCATACGCCCCACCGTCATTTCGACGGCGGGGGGTAAGTCACGATCGTGTATCCGCATTGCCAGAAACTGGCAACACGCGGGACCACAATACTCCGAGTCCTATCCCCTATTACGTCAAAGCACGACCCTGTAGTTAACCGTTTTGAAAACGGCGTTACAGTGTACGGTTTAAGCGCAGCCTTAAGCAGAATAAAGAGAAAATCTCCTCGTTCACGCTTCCGGCATATCATGCGTTCAGTAATAGAATCCCAGTGGAAAAGGGAACCCAAAAAGGGTCCCCGATCCTCACCGGAATGCCAAAAGCCCGTAAACTCTTCATCAGAGTCGGGGCCCTTGGGATAGTGATTGATATACTTGAGGCATAAAGCGTCTATACGGCTTAAGTCGACCTCCGGGAAGTTCAAAGTGAACCACCGGCGGAGTCGATTGCGTATGGATACAATTTGCCAGGTATATTTTAGTGTCTCTCGTAGGAAAACTGGCCGGACATTACGTCCTTCCAGATAATCCACACCACAAGACTCCTTAAAAGGACCTTGCAGGTAGGATTTCTCTCGGTTTATTGAAAAACCAAGATACTCGAGATATCGGACGATAGTTCCGCAGCACCCTTCCGGGGCTACGATGTCATCGCCGAAGACACCAATCAGATGTCTCGGATTCTCGCCTAGGTACCTCTGCGCAACGACGTAAGTCAATGCGTAGAACAATAGCGACTCCACCGCAAAGGTGGAACCGTTACCCATGCTCGAAAGCTTAGAGTAACGGAGTCGCTTGCCCCCGGGCATAACCCCTTGATCTGCACGAATGCAGACTAATAGATTATACCAGTCAGGGGGTAGGAGTAACTTGCAAACCCTAAGGGAAACCGTGTCACTTGCGAGTGACAGGTCAATCGTCCCGCAACGATAAATATCATTGCGGACCGAACCTTGGTAGGTCAGCATTTGGTTACGGTATGCACTATTAAGGTCGAGACCCCAACGTGCTAACCGGCGTCGGATGAGCGATTCAACGCCCAACTGGAGGTAAACTCCACCGACTGTCTCCTTTGCTATAGGACGGTCTTTTTGACTATCCTTTGGTACTGTCGTAATTACGTTAGTATCATCAGCAACTATAACCGTCGCCCAAAAGGCTTCGGATTTTATTAGATTCCAATGAGTCAGGCCATACTTAGTATAGCTATACGACTCAATGGCACGCATCCATCTCGGATCCGTACTGATAAGTTCGCGCAATAAGGGCACAGACTTGGAGGGACATCGATAAGGTAGAGTCTTGTATTTAAACAAGATATCTCTATTCTTAAAAGATACCCCCGAAGCACTGCCCGGACCATGCTTACAATTCTGAGCTAACTGCTCCAAATCTGGTACCTCACCAAGGATATTCGCGAGTAATTCGCGACACCTGGTAAGAGTAGTATCCAGACGACAACCTCGGAGTTTCCGATTCGTCGATGAACAGATCTCTTCCCCTTTGATAACATTATCGAGGGCGGCTTTACGCCGTTCCTCGGATGAATCTTCGGAGGAGAACTTTCTCAGAAATGACACTAGCTGGTAGTCGGCACAAAACCGATCACCTTCTAGCGACCCTCCCTCGTTGCTCTGCACTGAGAGTAGGTCGCGCAACCCCATGTATTCGCTCACGTCCCTTCGTCTTATTGCAAGATCGAAGGACTGACTCATACTAGGGGAAGCTATGCCATTAAGAGCTCGTGAGAGCTCTGCCGCTAACTTCCAATGGAGGTCGGCGGGTACTCGGTTCCCTGATTTACTCAGGTTCCAAGTTCGAGGTTTTGCACCTATATAAGGTTTCATAAAGATTCCCTATATTAGGTTAACAATTGATCCAGCAGCCGCCCCAGAAACAGCAGGCACAATAAAGCGCCTAGCAGATTCCAGGATGGCGGCAAGGATACGGATAACGTTTGACCAATCATTTGAGTTCATATCAGATCTCAAGTAGATCAGTCAGCTTTTCACCCTCAGATGAGAGTAGAAAGGCCGCTGCCCGTGTTCGGATCACCTCGACCTCTGACGCAGATGCGCCAAGAGGGATGGCAACGCTTAATTCACAGATAATAGGTAACATTATGTTACCGTCTCCAGCCGCGTTAGCGACAGAGACATCCTCTGTGAACTTACACGCTACCTTTGAGATTCCGCGGCTATTGCCGTTTCGTCTCGCCTCAGTGCGGTACAACTGTACCATACTACGATCATCGGGGGAGTGTGATGGGCCAACGTAAGTTGACTTATTCACTTCCTCCTTATACCGATTGATAGTAACGTCAGGAATTCCTGCGTCGAGGGTTGCTGTAGCAAGTGTCATTGTTTGACTTTGCATGGTTCTTGTCCTTTGTTTTGGTTGTTAAACCCCCCGCCACTTTAGCGGAGGAGTAGACTACCTGACTTGCGACCCAATAAGAGCCAACGCGTCAAGTAGCTTTGTTTTATCTAATCTCACATTGAGAGAAGGTAAAACAGGCATCTTTACGCCTACATCCCGATCTATGGTCTCACGATATTTTTCGTATTGACCTGGATGGGAGAAGGTATGAACAGTGTCAGGACTGAGATTTGACTCCCAGTCTACATGCTCATATGTTTCCGTAGTACGGGTTGTTGTTGTTACGCAACTTCCCGCCACATCAAGAGATAGATATGATTGGATACCTCGAAACCAATCTCCAGTATTCAGAAACCAATCTGCAATAAAGGAGTAAGGTACGAGTTCCCAAGCCGAGGCAGGGATGTCTCCAAAACCGAATCTTTCGAAAAGACTCGGGGGGGTTATATCTATATCCAGATACAAAACGCAACGTGAAAACTTTTCAATCTTCACGTGACGACCAGTAGTCGCAGTAAACTGCGATAAGGTTTTTGTTCCGGTTTCATCCTTTGACTTTACGTCTCGGGAATAGCCGGATATGCGAAGACGACGGGACTGTTTCCTTTTCTGAATTGCTTCAGCGTAGGATTCGATCTCGTGCATCAATGGCCGCAAACCGTAACGGTAAGCAAGCCACGCATTCTGGATCTCTCGACGAGCCCTAGACGGGTTTCTCGAGTATCGTCGATAAGTATCCCGGATATCCCGGAATATCTCATCGTCGTCGTTATAACGACCCGCAGCTACATTGCGTAAGTATTTAAGAACCTTATAAGATTTCTTAAACGCGTCCGCAGCTAAGCTAACGGTCTGTCGGGCCTCGCCAATAGTGGCAATGGCCTGAGCAGAGACTGCCGATGCATTTGCAAAAGCAGCAGTGACAGCAATACCTTTCGTGTCCTTCAGAGAAGGATCATTGTAAGGTCCGTGCAGGTTAAGGAATCTGGAAAGCGGTCTCCCGCCAACCCCGTTCCATCCTACAACCTTGCGTCCACTATAATTACCAGACGTCGGCAAAGCCGGAGCGTAATGGTGTTTATAGAAGACAACAGGGTCTGTTACTTTCTCGATAACCACCGAACATGGTGACATAATGATACGGCCCCTTGACTTCAATTTCTCGAAGTTCGGGGTAACCACATCAGTCATAGTTCGTGTATTTACTTGAAGAGCTGAACCAGGAAAATGGGTGAGAGGACCTTCGTCCTTTTCCCAGTAGTCCCCATCCGGGTCGGTCCGATACGTCCACACCAAACTTTGGTGGGTGTAATCGAAATCGATCGTATGGTTTAAGTTCATTTCTCTAGTACGTACAGTCATGAGGTGTCCTCCTAAGGTTAGTGTTAATTAACCGAAAGAGAACATCAAAGAATCGCCTGCGAGCAAGCAATTCCTCGTATGCCTTCGAGTTCACTTTTTGTGAAACTCTTCAACCCTTTCGGGGCG